ATGTAGCTGTAGCTTTAGAGACTTCTTTAAATTCTATTATCTTTATGGAAGAAGAAAATAGTAAGTTACAATGGGAAATAGCACATACTAATAAGAAGATCGATCAGCTACAGTCTAAAGTTAATAAACTTACATACCTTATAGAAAATCCAGAACAAGAAATTGCTTGTGAATCCTGTGGTCAAATGATTGCTGGAAGTAATATTAAGCATCATTTTATGGAAAGAGCTTTTATATATTCCGAAATTGAAACATTGGAAGACTCTGTAAAGGATATGCAAGCTAAGATAGTAGCTCCTCCAATATCATCTTCAGAGTATCACAAGATCAGCGAATATAAATCTTTACAAAAAGATATACAGACATATGAAGCTCTTAAAGAGGAAACTCTAACTAAGAAGCAGAAAGCATTTGATGAAAAGCAAGATCTCAATAATAAGTATGAGATTATGCGCTTCTGGGAAAAAGCTTTTTCTGAATCCGGTATCGTAAAGTATGTAATAAAAAATGTTCTGGAGTATTTTAACTCCAAGGTTAATGCACATTTGTCACATCTTTCACAGGGTAAATTCTTCATTCAATTTGATGAAGAACTAAGTGAGACAATAACACATAACAATGAAGTTATTAGTTATATGTCGCTCTCTGGTGGAGAGAAGAGGAAAATCAGTCTTGCAGTTATGTTAGGTCTACAGGAATTACTTAAGATATCTCACAACCAGAAAACTAACATTATGTTTTTTGACGAAGTAGGTGAGAATCTAGATAGAGAGGGTTTGGAAGGACTCTATATACTCCTATCTGAATTGAAGAAAGACCGTACTTTATTTGTAATTACTCACAATAATTATCTGAAATCTTTAATGGATAATGCAAAGACCCTAACTATTATAAAGTCTAACGGAATATCTAAATTAAAAGGAAAGTGATATGGTTAACGCAAATCTTACAGGTCTAGGACAAGAAATTTTTGAATCACGCTATGCATACCCAGGCGAAACAAAGTGGGCTGAACGTGCTAGGGTTATTGCAAAGACGATGGCAACAGCCGAGCGTGATGATGATAAGGAGAAGGTAGAAAAGCTTTTCTACGATGCCATTGGATCTGGAGATTTTATTCCTGGTGGTCGTATCATTTTCGGTAGTGGACGTAATGGAGGTAGACACAACCTCCTTAACTGCTACGTTATTATTCCAGAGGATAATGTTGATTCCATCGGTAAGACCGTGATGGATATGTATCGCATTTCCTGCGCTGGTGGTGGTGTTGGATTCAATGTTTCCAAGATTCGTCCCAAAGGTGATCACATTGGAAGCGTTAAGAATTCCGCTCCTGGTGCTGTATCTGTTCTTAAGATGATTAATGAAGTTGGAGAACACGTTCGTGCTGGTAAGAATCGCAGAACTGCTCTCATGGGTATCCTAAATGTAACTCACCCAGACCTCCTTGAATTTTTACACGTTAAGCTAGATCAAGGTCAGCTAAACAACTTCAACATCTCGGTTGCAATTACTAATCGTTTCCTAGAGGCTGTTGAACTTAATGAGCCTTGGTTCTTCACATTCAATAATCGTGAGTATCACTCTTACGATATTTGTCGCAACACGCTAGATCAGGAGGGTAACATCACCGACAAGCACATTATTAGTGTTCTAGGTACAAGCCCTGATGATGCTATGGAGCGGGCAAACAATTTCCACAAGGCTAAGTGGACAGATACGTTTGAAATGATCGGTCAGCGTGATATTAAGGCACGCGAACTTTGGGATCTTATTTGGAAGAACTCCGTTGAATCTGGTGATCCTGGTATTTACAATATTGATCTAGCAAACAGCTATACCAATGTTTCTTACTTCGAGCGTCTTGATTCCACCAATCCTTGTGGTGAGATTTCTCTACCTTCATATGGTAACTGCTGCTTAGGTAATATTAATCTAAGCAACATGGTTCTCGAAGATGGTTCCGACATTGATTGGAAGCGTCTCGCTAGAACTGTTCGTACTGGAATCCGCTTCCTTGATAACGTGTTAACTGTAAATACTTTCCCAACTGAAGAATGCAAGAAGATTGGTGAGCGTTCTCGTAGAGTTGGTCTAGGTGTTACTGGTCTACACTATATGTTGATCAAACTCAACATCCGTTATGGTAGCGAGAAGTGCCTTGAGTTCCTTGAAAGACTATTCAGCACAATTCGTGATGAAGCATACAAGATGTCGATCTATCTTGCACGCGACAAGCAACCATTCCCTGAGTTTGATTCTCGCAAGTATCTCAACGAAGAATTTGCCAAGACGCTACCTGCTAGAATCCGAATGCTTATCAAGCGTTACGGCATTCGTAATGCAGTAATGCTTACAATCCCTCCTTGCGGTACGATCTCGATGCTCCACGGGGTTTCGAGTGGCATCGAACCTATCTTTTCTGCGATGTACAATCGACGCTATCGCAAGAATAATGTTTGGAAGGAGCAATTAGTTGTTGATCCTCTGTTCCAAGACTACTTCGATAAAGGCAAGCCTCTTGATTCATTCGTTGGAGCCTACGATGTAACTCCTGAAGATCACATCAAGGTTCAAGCTACTGTTCAGAAGTTTATTGATTCTTGCATCTCGAAGACAATTAACCTACCTTCGACTGCAACACCCCAACAATTCTCTCAGGCTGCACTAGACTATGCTCCCTATCTAAAGGGTCTTACTGTGTATCGTGCAGGTTCTAAGGGTAATGAGCCTTTACAAGCCATTCCTCTAACTGAAGAGAATATCAATAAGTATATGCGTAAGAATGAAAATCAGTTAGTTGGTATGCAGAATGGCGACGCTTGCTCTCTAACTGGTGGAGAGTGCGGAGCCTGATATGACCTTATATGAGTGGATTTGCAGGGATTGTGATATATTCTGGGAAAGGGATTGCCAGATGGGCAAAGCCCCAACCAGAACCAAGTGTCCAAAATGCAAGAAGCTTTCGGGTCGTTATTATGAGAACGCTAATGTAAACGTATCCTTTAAAGATGATGGTAATTGGAATAAGGGTAATGGAGCTATGGATTTCCATACCGTAAAACGTAGATACCAGAAGGTAGCAGAAAAAGGTTTTGATAAAGATGCTGCAAATAGATTCCTCAAAAAGAGCATAGAAGTTTCAAAAGCTTCTATGACAGATGAATCATACAGATATAAACCAGTTAATTTAAAGTGGGATCAATTTGCAAAAGAAAATAATGCTAAAAAATTAAGCTCTTCTCAAGTAGAAAAGAAAATACAATCTGCTAAGAAACTTACAGAAGAAGCCTATGATAGAGCAAACAAGCTGGGCTACAAAGACCAGCATGGCAATAAGTTAGATATTACAAAACCCCTAAAACAACAATAGCATGGCATACGATTTTTCTGAAAACATTCAACGAGGTATCATCTACCTGTTGAAGTCTGATCGTGATTTCTATCTTCAAATTGTAAACCTAGTTAAGCCTGAATACTTCGATTACCCTTCTCACTCGAAGATCTTCGAGAAGATTAAGGCGTATTACGATAAGTATGGCAAACTTCCTACTGATGATTTCATCATTCAGGATATTAAGCCTACGTTAACTAGCAGGGAAAGCGTTTCCGATTACGAGGACGAGCTTCTCAACATCAATAATCTTGATGCCTCTAGTGTTAACAACACAGAGTATATGCTCGATCTGATCGAGAACTTCGCCAAGAAGGAGGCGATGAAATCTGCCATAGCAGAAAGTATTTCGCTAATCAAAGAGAATCGTATGGATGAGGTTGAAGCAATCGTTAAGAAGGCTTTGCTCATCAATCGTGATGTTGATACAGGTCAGAAGTATTTCAGTGAAATCTCTGATCGTTGGGATCGCGTCTTTAACAAGAAGCAAGATCAGAAATACAAGACCCTTCTGCCAGCCATTAATAAGTCTCTAGAGGGAGGTTTGGGGGCGAAAGAATTGGCTATGGTTGTTGCTCCTCCTGGAGTTGGTAAATCACTTTACCTAGTGAACCAAGGTGTTCACTCAATGATGGAAGGTAGAAAGGTCTTGTACATCTCGCTCGAAATGAGTGAGGATAAGATTGCACAACGATTTGATTCGGTGATGACGCTGGTTCCTCAGATGAAGCTCAAGGATCCTGCTAATCAGCTTACTGTCAAGGAGCGTCTTGATATGTTCAAGAAGCATTTTCCTGGAAGTGAATTGGTTATCAAGGAATTCCCTACAGGCCAAGCGTCCATTAATACCATTCGTAATCTCTTGGTCCAGCTAAAGAACTACAACGAGTTCGAGCCTGATCTTCTGATTGTAGATTACCTAGAGCTACTTCGTCCTACGCGAGAGATTCAGCAAGAGTACCAAGCACAGCAGAAGATTGCCGAGGAGCTTCGTGGAGTGGCTATGGAGCATAATATCTTAATCTGGACTGCTACACAAACGAATCGCCAAGGTCGCATGGTGAAGATTATTACCGACGCAGAATTAGGTGATTCTTATGGTAAGATTCGTACCTGTGATTTTGCCATGTCTCTGAACCAAACCGAGGAAGAATTTGACGAAGGGCGAATGAGAGCTTACGTCATCAAGTCTCGAAACGGTAGACCCCGCTTCTCTGTTCCTGTAAAGGTGTCCTATGATACTTTAAGAATGGAAGAAGGTGACGAGATTTTTGATGCGGAGGAAGATGATGAATAAGTATAAGCATCCTAATCAATTTCATGATGGTGTAAGGGTATATAAAATAGTTCAGAAAAGCCTTAAAGATGAAGGTCTTATGGGTAAAGTAGATTTTGAAGAACGGATTATTTATGTAGATCCAGGTCAAGATCATTTAGAATATAGGAAGACCTTACTTCATGAAATTATTCACATTGGCTATGATTACTTTGGGTTAGACAATGACGATAATATGCCTACCATTACTAATGAATATATTACCACGGTAACTACCAATATGATGCAACAGTATTGGTTCTTTAACATGGATTTATTCGAGTTTATCTTCTCATACCCTAAATAAGGTATGAGACAAATAGACATACTACAAAGACGGGATAGAAGATTAGTCTCTGCCTCCATCTACACAAATGGACGGTGGAGATTTATTCCATTAACCGATCCATTTAAAATTTATAATAATAGAAAGTTCTATAAAATAAATAATAAGTTTGGACTGGTTAAAGAGGGAACTACAAATCCTGCGCTAACAAGTATTACAGGTGAAGCTGGAGAGTATATTGCAGAGGATGCATTAGGGACATTATCCTTGATTAATGAAAATCAGTATAAATTAATGTTTCCTGAAGCGAACTTAACACCCACAATGCCTCCGACTAGTTCAGCTTTATTAAGTAATCCTGCATATATTACTAATTTTGTTAGAGGAACTCCAAGCACCTCCTATAATACTACGGTAGCTAATACCATTAATTTAATACAACCTACTACACAAAAACCTTGTAATTGTAACTAATTTATGAAACAATTTATTGAGTCCTTAGAGGACTTTACTTGGGAAAACTATAAGACTATTAGTGACGCTTTGGTAATGTTCGATGATTCTAATATCGAACTGGAAATGCAACGCCAACCCACTATTTATTCTTACTATCACGCTTTGATGAGTCTTGCCAAGAAGACTGTTAATGATATCGAAGCGGATAATGTGAGAGTTGCATCTACGATTCGTTCCTCTTATAGGAACAATTCTAAGGTTGGCAATAAGCTGACCGCTAAGGATCTTGATGATCAAGTCTTTGCCGATGAGCAGTATATTGCTGCTACTCGTAAGCTGAACGAAGCATCGTTCAAGTATGAACTACTCAAGGGACTCGTTCGCGCTCTTGAGCAGAAGAAGGATATGTTGCAACAAGTCTCCGCAAATAAGCGGGAAGAGACTAAACTTTACAAGTAACCAACTATTATAACACTACTTAAACAGGAGAACTATTATGCCTATTGATCTTAACGCACTTCGTAAAAAGCACGAACAACTTAATAATCCTGGTGGAGCTACAAGCTCCGCTAATGGAGACTTCCTTCAGAAGTTTTACCAAATCAAGGATGGGGGAAATATGGTCCGTATCCTCCCTTGGAAGGATGAAGAGAAGCAATTCTATGCTGAAACTAAGATTCACCGAATTCCTGGACCTGACGATACGGTGAAGAACGTACACTGCCGAAAGGTTCACAGTGAACAATGTCCTCTGTGTGATCTTTATTATGCGTTGTGGAAGACTGGTCGCAAGGAAGATGAAGATCTTGCTCGCATCATTAAGCCTCGCGCTCGTTACTACATGAATGTTCTTGATCGTGATAGCAACGATATTAAGATCCTTTCTGTCGGTGTTATTTTGTTCAAGAAGATTATTGCTGCTATGCTGGATGAAGACTTCGGTGACATCACCGACCCTGAAAAGGGTCACGATTTCAAGATCGTGAAGGAAATGGATGGACAATGGCCGAAGTACGATCAATCGGCTCCTCGTCCTAAGGCTTCTACGCTTGGCAGCAAGGCTGAGATCGCTTCGGTCATGGGAAGTCTCCATGATGTCCATGAGCTTGTTAAGCTGGAGGATTATGAGGAAGTGAAGCAAGCCGCAGCCGCTCTTATGGGCGGTCCTATTCCGAAGGGTAAGGCATCTAAGGGATCGGATGACGTTTCCGATGATGATTACCTTTCCAAGCTACAAGGATAATTTATGCGAAACTTTTTAACTGTATCTCTTTTTGCGCTAGTTGTAGGCATGGGAACAACTTCCTGTGCTACTATGAAGGAATGGTTTGTTGATGATCCTATTGCGGTCACAACTGATGATCAACTTAAGGAGGGTGAAAAGCCCGCTGCTGTAATTCCTAAGGAGCAACTTCCTGAAGAACTTCAAGCAGTAATCCCAGAGGGGACTCAGGTTGTTCTAGCGGAAAAGGAGCAGCTACAGGAAGGTGCAGCGTATGTACCTCTAGGTAAGCCTGAAGGTGTCGATATTGCTGGAATTATTCAAGCAATCTTTGGTGTCGCTGCTGCATTCTTCCCCAGCCTAGCTGCATGGGAAGGTATTGTGGCTCTGTTCTCGCAACGTAAGCGTCAACAATATGTTAAGGCTTTCACCTCAATCATGCCTTTTGACAAGAATATTGATATAGGTGGTGCTATGACTGCTTTGGCTGCTGCAATAGGTGCTGCACACTCGACAAAGCAGCCTCAGCCTGAACAAGAATATTCACAAACCCAAGCATAGACTAATATAAATCGTCTATGATATGAGGACACCTCTAAAAAGGTGTCCTCTATTTTTAACTATACAATTTAATTATGGCAGAGAAACTTAAAATACTGTGTGTACCAGCTAATGAAGGTGGATGTTCTTATTACAGAATCATAGCACCTTATAGAAAGCTAGAAGAGCTATATCCTGATCAGGTCGAGATTCGATGGAATAAGAATCCACTTGGAATAGATGAAAAGACTGGTCAGTGGATACCTAACTGGGATTTTGCTGATATGAAGTGGGCAGATATTGTGTTCACTCAAAATCTTTGTAATTACGGAGGTAATTATACAGCTAGAATCATAGGCAAGGCTAAGGAGTTTGGTAAGTTTGTACACTATGACACAGATGATCTATTAACTAATATTTATCCTGGGCATAGACTATATCATGTTTACAAGGAAAAAGGTCTTGAGGAGATAACTAAGTTTATTTATCACAATTCAGATTTAGTTACAGTAACTCAAAGCAAGTTTGCTGAAAGAGTGGCTCCCTTTTGTGGACCTCAAACTACTTTAGCAGTTGTAAAAAATACAATTGATTATAATTTACCTTGTTGGAACTTACATAGAATACCTAAACCTAAAAATAATTATACTAGATTCGGCTGGGTTGGTGGTATTCACCATGAACAAGATCTTAAATATTTTTCAGGGGTGCCTCATTTGGTTAATCAACGAGTTGGTAGAGAAAACTGTAGATGGGATTTTTATGGGCATCCACCACAAGGAACAC